CCTTTTTGAACCCTCCCTAGCATCCGCTAGGGCAGTGTTCAGCGTGCCGGGCTGAACACCTTGTTCATGGCCCTGAGCGGACGGCTAAAAGAAACGGCGTTGCCGATTCTGTCACGCAGGTCCTTGTCTTTGATCGTCTCCCACGCGCATAGCGCTAGTCCCTTGGCGACGGGGACCTTTGCGAGTTCGCAGAGTTTGACGATGGCGTCGGGGCCTACATGTCCTCTGCTCCGCCACGTGCTCACAACGCTCGGTTGTGAGCCGACCTGTTTCGCCACCCAATAGTCACTATTGGTCCCTCTGGCTTGATCGAGTATTTCAATTGTACTTCTCATGATGAGAACTCCTATCATGGCGAAACACTTCTCATCTTGATAAGTGTCTCGGGGCGGTAGTTATCGACCCGTTAACCATACACCAATTTGCTCATACGTCGGAGCCATCATGTCGAATACCCAGAAGCTCACCATCATCGCCATCAACAGCCGTACCGGCGTGTCCGCAAAGACGGGCCGTCCGTATTCCATGCACGAAGCGCAGTGCATCCTGACCGAAGGTGTTGCCGACGCGACTGGCGTCATGTCCGAACAGATCAAGGTTGGCCGCGTGAACGTCGCTGACGAACTCAAGGACACCGTACCCGGCGACTACGTGGCCGATTTCAAGCTGTTCGTCTCGCGCGATGGTGAGTTGGTCGCGCGCATCGTTGGTCTCAAGGCGCTGACTGTCTCTCGCCCCGCTCCCCCCGCTACCGAAAAGAAAGCGGCCTGATCGTGATCCATGCGAAGCCCGGTAGTCCGGGCTTCATCTGTTTACGGCGCCGGTACTGATAGGGGATGACGATGGACGACAGATTCAAGCGAATTAGCCTTGATGAATTCAAGGATGGATTACGCCAAGCGGTACTGAATGCGCTGGACGCCTACATGCAGGAAGTCACCGACTACGAAAGGGCACGGGGTGCACGTGACCAAGACCTGCCTGCGTTGTTCAAGGCGCTTGATGCACACGCGGATGTGCTGGAGCAACGTTTCAACGACCCGGAAAGCAATGAGCCGGGCTCGGCGTTCCTGCTGATCCTGCCTCGCCCCTAACCCACCACTGACACAGAGGCTGACATGGTTGTCGTTGTGAGGCGCGATCACAGGCAGCTAGACCTTTTCGGAGGCGCGGGCCATCCGCATGTGCGGCAGATGCAGCGCGTTGTGCTTGCGATAGTCGCGTCCTCCGAAGTGGTTTGGAACAAGCCTGCGGCGGTGTGCATGCGCGTTTTGTATTGCAACGCTCTCGGCATCAAACGTATTCGGAGGTTGTGATGGGGCCGATGGGTGGTTTCAACAGTGAGCCGTGGGCGCTTGTGATCGGCGTGGCAATCGCGATTGCTTTCGTCCTTGGGCTTGCGTCTCTGGCCGTGTTCGCTGAAGGCCGGATCAGCGTGCGTCGTCGTGAGCAATGGCGGCGTTCTGCGTGGCGTGAACACGTTCGCGAATCTCGTTGCGAGTTTTTCGATGCGCTCGCTGTGCGCGAGGAGGCGTATCGCGATCTGGATGGCGGGCGTCTTGAGGTTGCTGACGAGCTGGCGCGGTTTTCGTTGCAGCGGCTGGGCGGTCTCGCTGGGGCGTGGTGATGAAGCTGTCTACCCCGCTCTTGTTGCTGTTGGTCGGCTGGCTTGCGACAGCGGTTGCGCACAACGCTTGGCGCTTGTTTTCGGTGATTGGTTTCTCCGGCGTGTCCATGTTGATTCAAGGCGGGCACGTGGTGGCGCGAGCGTGTTTGCTGCTGGCGGTGGTCGTGGTGGTTGTCCGCCTTGTTCGGCGTTTCTTTCGGAGAGCGTGATGTCAACCCTTGCTGAGATTGAGGCTCAGATTGCTGAGCTGGAGGAAGCCAATGAGAACCTGCACGACTCGTTGGATTCTGCGGAGTCGATGGACGATGCCGAGGCCATCGAGTTTTTTGGAAGTCTGGAAGAGCGTGACGAGGCGATTGAAGCCTGGGAGGCGGCGATCCAGTCGAACCTGGAACAGATCGCCGAGCTGGAAGGCTGATCGTGGCGCAGTGTGTGGTGATTCAAAACGGTGGTTTGGTTTTCACGACCGATCCGCCCCAGAGCTGCAGCGGCTATCTGCTGTTGCAGCCAAGCGAATACTCGAACGTGATGGCTTTGTCCGGCGCGTTCACGTATCCCAGCGCGAGCGATTTCGCGGCCGCGTTTATCGCTGGGTTTCAATGGCCGGTGTTCTTCTTCATCGTTGCAATGCTGGTGTCCAAGGTCGCTTCTTTTTTCGATAGGGGTTGAACATGAAACTGATGCAAAAACTGGCGGCTGGTGCCGCTCTGGCGGTCGGCGGTGTGGGTGCAGCGATGGCTCAGACGACGACTGGCGGTACGTCCATCGACTTCTCGTCCATGACGGGTGCCGTGAGCGCGACGGCCGTGGTTGCCGCGCTGGTGGCCATGGGCGTGGTCAAGATCGGCCCGGGCTTCGCGAAGTGGGCGCTGAACAAGGTCGCGGCGTTCTTCTGATCTGTCCGCGTCGATGTAGTACGGCTCAGTGGCTTCCCCGCGCTGAGCCGTTTTCGTTTCTGGAGGTCGCATGCTATGGCTACTGTTCTGGGGTTTTATCGGCGCGCTGTGCGCGTTGGCGGTCATGGTCGGTTGGGAAATTGGCTCGCGCTAATCGTTGCGGGCGTGTTGACTGTGGGGACCGCGCAGGCGCAATCGGTGGGCGTGGATTTGACGGTGCGTCAGGGCGGCTCGACGGTTCCGCAGACGCCATCTGGCAACGTGATGTCGGTGCTGGTGCCGATCACCATCGGTGTGGTCGCGGTTGGTGCTGCTGCGGTGGCGTTGCCCGCTACTGGCGCACTGGCCATCACGGGCGATGTGATTGCTGCGGCCGGCTCGTCTGCTATCCGCAAGGGTGTCATCAATGGTGCTGCGTTGGCGGGCATCGTGGCATTGATCGGAGCGCCTTCGGGCATCTCGCTGGATTCGAGCGGAGGTGTGGTGGCGCCTGCCGTTTCGGCTAATGCTGGCGATACAGGGTTTAACGGGTTCGGCTGGCAGTATGGGTACAACACAATCGCGTCAGGCGGCAATATCGCGTATGGCGTTGCTGCGTCTCCTGGAGCTGCTTGTTCTGCGATGTTGGCGGCGGATGCGTATCTGGCGGGGCAGAAAGCTACGTTGGCTTCTATTCGCGCTACGAATTCGACGAATTACGAGTGTCGTTTTACCAATCCTGGCGGCGACAATTTCTATGCGGGCGTCGGGCAGATGAGCGGCTGCATCAGCGGCTACGTTTCGTCTGGCGGTTCTTGCGTTCCTGATCCGGCTGGGCCTAAGCAGGCCGCTACGGATACGCAGATTCAGTCTGCGATCAAAGCGACTCCGGCCAGCTGGCCCGCTGTCTATAACGCTTCCGGCTGCCCGCCCGTCAACACGATGACAAACGTGATCGGCGGCGGCTCTAACGATCCGTGCGCACAGATGATCGGAGCGTCTTCGACTGGGTATGGAGTTTCGTTTCCGTCTGGCAATACCGTGGCTGGTACGCCGAAGACCGACACGCAGACGAAGGTGAACGCGGATGGCTCGACAACGAAGACCACGACCACGACCAACGCGACGACGACGTTGACGGGCACGCAGGATCGTGTGAATCCGGTTGAGGGCCAGACTACGACGAGTACGTCTGTGTCTACCACGGTGACGAACCCAGACGGCAGCACTACGACGACTACTACGACGACGACGGATCAGGCGCCGCCAGCTACTGCGGGCAATCCGGCAAATCAGCAGCAGCAAGATCAGCAGCCGACCACTGCGACGTTTAGCGGTCCGAGTCAGGCGCTTTATACGCAGAAGACGAAGACCTTTGATGATGTCTTGAATGGCTTTGTGTCTCGCGTGCAGCGCATGCCGTGGTACGGCGCTATGACGGGTTTTTTCAACGTGGCGATAGGTTCGGGGGCGTGCCCTTCCGATTGGGTTGTTCCGGCGACGGAATGGAATCCACGGTTGGATATGACGCCCTATGTGTGCAGCAGCAGCATGATGACGATGTACCAGCTCGGCGGGGTCGTGGTGCTGCTTGTGGCCGCCTGGGCGGCGTTCAGGATTGCGTTTCTCTGAGCGGGGTGATCCATGTTTGATGCAGTCATCAATGCGTTGTCTGCGTTGGCTCAGTGGCTGGACGGCATCTTTGTTGCTGTCTTCACTGCGCTTTGGCAGATCACAGAGGATCTGTTCATCGACTCATTGGACCTGCTGTTGCAGGGCTTGACGGCGGTTCTTGGCACATTGCCAGCGCCGACGTTTTTGAGTGGTGTGAGTTTGCAGTCCGCGTTCAACTCGTTGGGCGGCGACATTCTTTTTTTCTTCGGCGTTTTCAACATCGGGCAGGGCATCGGCCTGCTGGGTGGCGCGTTCGCGTTTCGTATGGCGCGCAAGGTCGTGACGCTTTTCCAATGGTGATGCCATGTTGATCGTTCATGAGGGGTTGCCCGGTGCGGGTAAGACATGGGAAGCCGTGGTCAAGCGGTTGATCCCCGCGTTGCAGAAAGGCCGCAAGGTCTATGCGCGCATCAACGGGCTGGATCACGCAAAGATCGCGGAGGTGGCTGGCGTCGAGCTGGAGCGAGTCAGGGAGCTGCTGCATGAGATTCCTGAAGCTGATGTGCTGCGCTGGAATGAGCTGGTCGAGAATGACAGCTTGGTCATCTTGGACGAGGCGCAAAACTTCTGGCCGCACGGGGCAACGCGGACGATGCCACCGGATCAGATCAAGGCGGTTGCTGAGCATCGTCATCGTGGCCTGGACATTGTGCTCATGTGTCAGGTGCTGCAAGGCGCGGGTGGTGTGCATCCGGTTTGGGTCAACCGGGTTGATCAGAAGATCGTCTTCGAAAAGCTCAATGCGCGCGGCAAGGATGACCGGTACAAGTGGACCGCGTACAAGGGGCTGCATAACGGCACGAAGATCAAGTTCACGCAGATCAACAAGGGGACTGAGGGCTACGATCCGAAGTACTTCGGCACGTATGCGAGCCATCAGGCGGCGACGGAAAACACGGAGACGTATCAGGACGCGCGGACGAACGTTTGGAACAATCCGGTGCTCAAGCGTTGGTTGCCGCTGTTCGGTGTCGCGCTGGTGGTTGCGGTTTGGTATCTCTGGCATGCCCTAAAGGGCGGTGGTCTTGAACAGAGCATGAGTGCGGGTCATAAGGTCGAGACGAAGACGGCCGTGGTGTCAACGCCGGCGACGGTGGCGGCACAGCCGGTGGCATCTGGTGTGCAGGCTGGTGTGAGTCAGGCCCAGCCGGTGGCGGCGAGGGCGGAGCCCGTGACGGGTGGTCAGAAGCAGGATGCGATGGCCGATGACTACGTGGCGTCGATTTCGCAGAAATGGCGGCCGCGGTTGTCTGGTTTGGCGTGGGCTGCGAACAGGGCGCGGCTGGTGGTCGAGTGGTACGACGAATCGAACAGGGTTAAGGAACGGTTGAGCGCTGCCCAGCTCGAAGAGTTCGGTTGGGGCGTTGCTCGCTCGGCGTACGGTGACCACGTGATTCTGTCAAAAGGCGGTGTGCATGTTGCCGTGACGGCGTGGCCTATCGAAGAGTTCGGGCGGGTGAGCGACCGCGACAACCAGGCGCTGCATGATCTGGCTGTGGGCAAGAGCGGTGGTTTGCCGTCCAGCGATGCTTCTACTGAGCGTGCGCCGGTTGTTCCTTCCGCTGATCGGGCGCAGGACGTTCCGGCTGCCGATGGGCGGCAGCGTTGGTCTCACGGCTAGAATTTTCGTTACGAATTAAATTGTAACGTTAATTGATTTACCGTTACCAGTAACATAAAATAGAATCATCAAATCGGGAGCGGAATATGCGTGACGTAACGGATAATGTGACGGTCGATCTGCCGGGGATGGAGCAAAAGCGCGGCCGTGGTCGTCCACGCAAGGCGCACGCCATGACCAATGCGGAGCGTCAGGCAGCCTTCCGGGCTCGCCGCAAGGCTGAACAGCCCTCCGATCGGAGCGTTACGGTAACGAAAAAGGTTGCTGAGGTGGACGCCTATGACGATTGCCAGGAACAGGTTGACGCCTTGCGCTTTGAACTGGCGGAGACAGTGCAGGCGCATAACCAGGTGGTCGCGCAGCTCGATGAGGTTCGCCGTGAGAAGGACATTGCTTGGCGCGGGATGCGTGAGCAGCGTGACAAGGCCGAAGAACTGGGTCGCGAGGTCCTTCAGTTGAAGAAGCGGCTGCTGCAGGAAAAATCCGTTACGCCGAGTAACGGAAATCTGACAGAGATAGAGGCGTTGCGCCGCCAGCTTATGACGTGCGAGGACGGTCGTCAGGAAGCGTTGCGTTACGCTGGCGCCTTGAAAGAGAGGCTTGCGCAGTTTGAGTTGCAGCAGAAATCCGTTACGCCGAGTAACGGTAATTCGCTGTCGTGGATTGATATGTGCGAATTGGTTGCTTTGGCTAGCCGTGCGCGGACGTATGCGCAACGTGACGCTATTCGTGATACGGAGCTATGGAGGGAATTTGTCGTTCGTGCCGTAGCGGTTTCACAGGATCAGATGGCGATGTTGTCGCGCGCTCTTACCGGTGGTGCGCCTACTCGTTTACGCGGTATCTAGCGTCGGGAGTGTCCGCGCCGTAGTCGGAGCCGCTAGGGGGCCCCTCTGGGGACATGGGAGAGTTGACCAGGTGCAGGATGGTTGACGCCCGGAGGGCGCCGGGCGGGACCGAGCAGCGGGTATGACCACAAGCATGTCCATTCTGCGCCGCAAGCAAACACCCCCTCTCTTGCAAGCTACCCCCAGGCACGTTAGGCGGGCCGTTGCGCTGTTTTCCGGAGGTGGTGGGTACGTAGGGAGGGGTGACGGTCGCGAGCCCCGCCCGCCCACAGCGAAGCGAGGACGGACGGGGCGAGCGCAGCGAGCCCCTACTTGTAGTAATAACACTTAACGGAAGAGAGGCACGGAAAGCCAAGCGCGACAAGGGTTCGCGGGCTGGCCGGCCAAAGAAAAAGCCCCGCAAGCGCGCCAACGCCTCGGGGCCGACACGGTAGCTCTAACGGTTGGACACCCTACCATGCGTGAAACTACGATAGCAGAAAACTATGAATATGGACAATCGGCCGTTTGGGGGAGTGATGAGCATCGGGCTAGCGCTGAGGTTGGCAGGGTTCAGCGCGAGGAGTCAGCCGTTGAGTTCTGGCCGGAGGGGCCTGCGCGGCATGACATGGTTGCAAAGGTCCGTGCTTTCGCAGACGGCAGTGTCGAGTTCAGCGGCTATCGGCGCACCGTCGTCCAACGCTTGAACGACCTGCGCGATTTGCCACGGCGTGCGCGCGGCGCCAAACCTGAAACCGAAGACGACAAAGAAGCTCGGGCCACCAGCGTCAAGTCTGCGGCGAAGCGCGCCAAGCAAAACGTCCGCCTGCGCTGCAAGACGGCCCGGGTTACGCACATGATTACGCTGACCACGCGCGAATGCATTGCCGATCTGGAGCGTTTCCTGAAACTTTGGGACGCTTTCCGGCGCACGATGGCCCGGCATAGTGAGTTCCACTACATCGCGGTTCCAGAGCCTCAGAAACGCGGCGCATGGCACATGCACGTCGCTGTTTCAGGTCGCGCGGCGCTCAACCTCGCGCGGCGTGCATGGCTGAAGGTCGTAGGCGGTCGTGGTAAAGGCTACTGCCACATTCGTAACCCACAGGGCGCGCACTTCGGCAAGCAATGGAAGCTCGATGCGCTGGCCAGCTACATCGCTAAGTACATCGGCAAGGATATTGCCGATACTCGTTTCAATAAGAAGAAGTACTACACCAGTCGCGGCATCAACGTTCCGGAGGCCGTGGTATATGCCATCGAGAACAGTAAACCGAATTGCGGTGATGCGTTGAAAGACGTGCTCACCACGCTCTGCGCTGAGTTCGATATCGCGGACATAAGGTGCTTCGTTGCCATCGATGGCTCGTCGTATTTCGCCAGTGCTTCGAAGCCTGTTCTGCTTGCGGTCTAGCCGCTCTTCAGCAGTGCAGTTTGCTCATTTGCATTCGGATCGCGTTCATCTGGTTTCGCCAGTAGTCGTATTGCTGCACCGGTATGGCCATGCGCTGGATGTTGTCGCGTTGCGCGCGTAGCTGGTTGCATTGGGCGGTGATCGCGCTGGCTTGTTTTTGCGCTGCGACTTGCTCTGTTGCGATGTCGCGGTCGCGTTGCTCCATGCGTGCGTCCCACTGTCGCGCGAGTTGTTCGTCTGCTCGTCGCGCTGCTGCGGTAGAGTCTTCAACTTGTGGTTGCGTTGCGTTGGCGGTTGCAGTTGGCGGTGTTGGCGCTTGGCTGACGATAGCGCTAACGGCCTGTTGGCAAGGTTCTTCCGTATAAATCGTGTGGCCGCGCACTTCGCATTTGTAGACCGTGGGTGCCGGGGTGATTGATCGTGCTGGTGCTGTCTGCGGTTGCGCCGGTTGTCGCGTAGTGTTTGCGACGGTGGGCGGTGCGGTCTGAATTGGTGCTTTTGAGACCGGAGCCTTGAGGTTCATGATGTACTTAACGCCGATGTACACCGCAAGAAAGAACGTGGCCCAGCACATCAGCGTTAGCGTCCAGTGCATGCCGGGCTTCTTGGGCGTGGGCGTGTTCGGTTTGCCGTACCATCGGTTGTATTCTCTCTGCCAATCCGGATTGATTGGTTTCTGTTTTTTACGGTCGTGGTACCAATCGCGATCTTCTACGCCCATTCCCTGCCCCCTGTTGTTGGGCGGAATTATGCGGCATCTAGCAGACTCGGCTGTAAGCTTGCTTCGTGGCGTTTAATTGCACGTTTGACGCTGCTGATATGTGTGTTGAACTGGCGAGCGATAGCGGTCTTTGTCCACTGGCCGGAGTACCACATGCGTAGGGCTTCGGCTTCGTCTTCGCGGCTCATTGCGTAGTGGCGGCCGAGTTTGACCCCGCGCTTGGCGGCGGCGGCCATCCCTACCCTGGTTCGTTCTCGGATGAGTTCGCGTTCGAACTCCGCAAAGGCGCCGACGATGTGGAAGATCATGCGGCCTGCGGGTGTGCTGGTATCGAGCGATTCGGTGAGTGATCGGAACTGTGCGCCCTTTTCCTCGATGCGTTCGATGATGGTCAGCAGGTCTTTGAGAGAGCGGGCGATGCGGTCGAGCTTGTAGACGACGACTGTATCGCCTGGGCTGAGCTGCTGCAGCAGGGCTTCAAGCTGCGGCCTTTGGCTCATGCTTCCACCGCTGCGTTTTTCGGCAAAAATAAAACCGACGCCGGCTTTCGCCAATGCGTCGGTTTGAGCGTGGGTCTCTTGTTCTTGCGTCGAGACCCGGGCGTAGCCGTACAGCATATTCCCCCGTGGAAACGTTTGTTTCCGGGGATTGTACGTTGCCCTAGCGTATGGCGGAGAGGGT